AGGCGATCGTTTTGGTGACTGTCACGCCTTGAACAAGGGTCGGCGTGTATGACTCCCATGCGGCCCCGATGGTGTTAAGCGTCGCCGCTGTCAACACCTGCCCGCTAAGAGTTCCTGCCGTCCACTGTGTAGCCATAATGTTTTCTCCTTACTCGCGCCAGCCGAGTCGACTGGTATCTAAAATACCTAAAGTTGACGAATCTAATTTAAAAAATTGATAATACTGCAACGGACTAAACGTCATGTTAAAAGTTGTTGATTCGGGCGTCACGTTGATTTCTGCGCCTTCCATAACCACCGCAACCGTTGTAAGAGAACCGCCCGGTACTTGATAGGAAAGGTTTACAGTTCTATTAACAGAACCCCAAAAATCATTCATAAATGACGATAGTGCCGTTGCGTTTTGTGCCACATCAGTAAATGAACATTCAAATCTCAAAGAATAAGGATCTGAAAAAGTGTTTACAATCCATTCAGCGTTACCAGTTGCCTGAGTTGTGGTGTAGTCAACGCTCTCTGATGAATAAAACGCTGGGCCGTAAGTCGTAACGGATGTTGTATTTGTAGAAGTTTGATCTGCAAGACCGTTTGGTGAAATTGTTGCAGTGTTAATAAATTGCAAACCATTTTGTATTCGATCAAATGTTTTATAAGCGATTTGAGTTGACGAAGTGGTTCTGCCGAGGGTTGTTGAAATTGGATATAAATAATTTCTGCGCACAACAAGATAACCACGTTCTGTGTTTTGCAAAAGATTTATATAGTTATTGACACTTCCAGTGTAAGTGATCGCTGAGGCTATTGAACCTGCACTTAAATTCGAAACAAGCATGTCAGTCGGTAATGGACCACCTAATGACGATTGAAATGCTGTTATTTGCAGTGACGTATCATTTTGTGCCAAAACAAAATTATTGCAATTGACACGCCCTGATCTAGCGAGCCAATCAACGGCGGTAATGGTTGCTGTATTTAAACCAGTGTTTCCTGGGTAATCATTGAAAATTACACTTTGAATCCAAAAAGTACATAAAAAATCTTCAACATCTGATTCAATTTCTATGGGATTACCGTAAATCAAACCTGACGCATAATCTCCGCTGTTATCAATCGTGATTGTTGCTTGACCGCCTGCGTAATTATCAAGATACTTTTCACGACCAGTCGTAATGTTCATTGACAAAACACGACTTGTTATTGACGTTGCGTTGTATTTGACAGACCAAGAAACTTTTGCCATCACATGGTCCGAGTGTTAAGAGGCACTGGGCCCGACTGACGCACATACTGTTGGAGGGCTCTAACGATGCTGTTTGGGTCTCCGCCATTGACATTGACCGTGATACCGCCACCACCACCGCCACCGAGCGCATGATTCGGTGTGATACTTCCAGACGCACCAGGCGTAAACAACTCCGGTCCACGCTCACCCACAAGATAAGTCGAGCCACCAGCCACAGGACCACCCATAGCACGGGGAGCAAAACCTGGTCCTAAAGAAACAGCCAACTCTTTGCCAGTTAAACCTTTAGTGATTGCGTTTAAATAGGAGGCAGCGGCTTCTAATTGTCGTGTATCAACAAGTATTTTAAGCGTGTTCTTCTGATCGTTAGTAGCACCAATTTGTGTAGCAATATCAAAAATCTGTTTAGCGGCAGCTGCAAGATCAGCGTTGTATTGATACAAGCCGTTCTTGTCACCAGAAAACGCTTTTAATGCTGCTTCAAAAACCCCATCAATTTTTTGAGTCAGATTGTCAAAAGCGACAGTTAAATCTAAGTCACCGAGAAAGTTTTGCCAAGCCTCATCAGTTCTATTAATTGAAGCCTCAAGATCAACAACTTCTTGACTAGCGCCCTTTACTTCGTTAGCCCACGAAACAATATTTTTTGCACCACGCAACACATCTTCAGCACTGATTAGGTCAATAATGTCTGTTGCTAATTCTAAAAAGTCAATAAGTAAAGGCAAAATGCCTTCACCCAAACTAATTGCAAAATCTTCAAATTTGTCTTTTAAGTCATCCATCGCCCCACGAAACTCGCGGGCCCTGGCAACTTCTTCCGGATCAATAACTTTTTGATCAGAAACATTCTTCAGACTTTCGCGCAACTTGTCAGAACCTTGGCCAACAAGTTCAGCCATATCCTGCCAACCCTTACCCAACAATTGAGTAGCGACTCGAGCGCGCTCGGCAGGGTCTTTAATTTTATTTAAACGATCTATGACGTTGAGAAAAGTCTCGTTGGCGTTCACAGCACCATTAGCAGTTTTGGCTATTTCAACACCAAATTCGTCAAACAACTTTGGTGATTTGCTTGCTTGGACGTTCATTTTGTTAATGGACTTTTCAAGGACATTGGTTTCAATGCCAAGATCGCCAGCAACTTCCATAAATCGTGAAGCTTGTTGCGTTGTTAATCCTGTGGCCTCAGCAAACTTTCCTGCAGCCAAAGCAAGGTCTGTAAACGCTTTAGCGCCTTTTAACGCAAAGGTTCCTAGAGCAACCGCTGCCCCAATTGCAAACGTTGCAGCGTGTGCTTTCACCGAATCAAAAGCAGCTTTTGAACCAGCCTTAAACTTGCCCATTGCACCATCAGCTGCAGCAATGTCTGCTTTGAACTTTCCGAACTGGCGTTGAGCCTCTTTAAGACCTTTGTCTTGAAGGTCGGTAATGATCGGAATACGAATAGCCATTACAGCACCAACGCTTTCGTTAACTGGCTGATCTGAGCCATAACCTCATCAACAGACTGCTTCATCTCAGATTCAACCTGACCGGCATTGTTCTCATAAGCACGCCACATAACTCGAGGCTTATTACCCCAACCGTTCAAAGCATCAGCGAGACGGTTTGGATTAGTGCCAGCAAACTCCACAATTGAAGCTGCAGCATCCTTGTTCATGATCGTCAGAACAGCATCGTTTTTCTTTGACAAAGACGTCTTGACAGAGATGCCACGCACAGCTGCGCTTTGAACATACGGAAACAAACCTCTACCGCCAGGTGCCCAAGTGCGACTAATACCAGATGGCCAGCCACCATTCTTTTTAGATGGGTCGCCATACGGATACAACCGTTTAGCCTCATCAACGACAGGCTTAAGAATCTTTTTAGCGTCCTTAAAGAACTGCTTTTGAACCTCAGGTTTAACCTTTTTCAAAGCCTTCAAGGTGGACTCAAGCCCATCAACAGATATCGACATGGTTCACCTCTCCTTCAAAATCTTTGCGACTGTCGAGAGGTCGTCTGAATCAAAGTCTATACCAGGTGGCCAGTAGCCAGTTATGACTAACAGCTGGGCTAGAGAGTAGCGGTGTGATCCGCTTTCGTAGGGTTTGAGGACGCAGTACTCACAATCTCAATCTCTACAAGCTTGTTAACGAACGAGTCAAACTCCACCGGAATGGTTTGTCCGTGTTCGGTCTGAACCTTTGCTGTGTACCAAGCCATGAACGCCATGTCCTCCATACCGAAATTGTCGGCAAGATCGGAAGTTTTCATTTTGAAACGGCGTTCCCAAGCAACAAGTGTTGCCAAGGTGGTTGTGATCGTGGCAGGTCCTTGACCAATGTCAAAACGAATCGTGAGTTTCATGTCGGGTCCTTTGTTTAGGTTTGGTTAGATCAGACTTCAGTCCAGGCGAAAGTGCCACCACGAAGAACGATGGTGCAACGGCTCAATTCTCCGAGCGAGTACACGACAGGGAGCTCTTCAAGATATGAGTTTGCCAAGGTGCCAAGTGGGTTCGTTGCGCTGGTAGCGGCCGAAGTTCCTTTGATGGTTACTGACGCAATTTTCGTACCAACAAGGGCTTTAAAAGTTGCGTAGGTCTCGGTGGCCGCAGTGCTCCAATAAAGTTCCAAGGTCAAAGTGTTGTCCTGCAAACCAGCCGTGAAACTCGTGGAAGTAGAACCGAACGCATTGTCAGGCAAAGCCATGATCTTTTGCGACAAGTTCGCACTTGTGCACTGATCCGAAATGTCCACAGCGCCAATAGAAACGATTGGGTTGGATAGGTATGTCGAAGTAGCCATGACGGATCAGTCTTTCTTTGAAGTTGGTGCGTCGGGCTTAACGGTCAATTTAGCACCCTTGGAAGGGTGAGTGTCGGAACGCTGAATGAAGCCACCTTCAAGCAGCCAATCAATGTCGTCAGACGGTCCAGCAACAAACGCTGTTCCAATCTCGCCGACTCGAGTCCTTGTAATTACATATTTGTCCATTATGAAT